ATTCGAATTTGGCTTATCATCTTTAATAGTGAATGGATCAGATAACGTTTCATTTCCCAATAGTGCAGATTGGCAACTCGGAAGTGGTTCTTTTACTATAGAAGCCTTCATCCGCCCGGCAAACATTTCTAGTGTAGGAATGATTGTGACGCTGTGGGGTGATAGCGGCAGTTTCGGTTGGCATTTATTTCAAAATAACGCCACCCTTGGTTGGGAAGTCAGCACTACAGGCGGAAATGCCTTTACCGATCTCACTGGCGGGACACTTGTAGCGAATACATGGCATGCAATTTGCGTTGATTTTAATGGTTCAAAATATCGATTGTATCTCAACGGGACTATGGTTAGTTCGTTCAGCACGCCCCGTACGTTATTTGCTTCGGTCTCTCCTTTATTCATCGGAGCTAATGCTTCCGTCGTCAATCCGTTTCCATTTAATGGTTTCATTGATGAAATTCGTATCACTAAGGGCATTGCCCGTTATGCTTCTGACGGTGGATATACTGTCCCAGTACTGCCGTTCCCAACAAACTAGAGAACAAGATGGTTAAGAAAAGGAGAACCCTATGGCACGATGGAGATTAATCAACGGTCACTACCTCAATGTCCTTCTCGATGGCGAGCCTGCCGAGTGGGAGTATAAAGAAGTCGATCGCACCACTGGCAAGCAGGCTAGAAAAATCTTCCATGTTCCTATGCTTATGGACCCGAACGATCCTGCTGATCATAATTACCCAGGTGAGATTATCGTCTGTCATGAAGGCTCAGGCGAACGCCGAGATATTATCTTCATTGGTGATCCGACCCCAGAGATGGAGCCATTAGATGAAGAAGCCGAAGCCATCTCAGCCAATCTTCGCCAATCTTGGGAACATCCAATTGAATCTCTCCCTTCCACAATGTCCGATGGCGAATCTGCATTCATGGCGAAGCTTGTGGAAGCCATGGGTCAAGCGAAGCCAGCGGCCAACGCTTCGGTCTCGATCGAACAGTACAACGAACTTAAGTCCCTCGTCGAAGACCTAAAGGCTCAACTTGCTACTTCCAAGCCCTCGTCGCCTATCGAACGAAGGACTTAACCTATGGGCATTATCTCCACTGGTCCTGGCTCTCCTCTTGCCTTCTCCTCGGCCAGTGGAGGTAAAGTCTATGGATACAATAATGTGTCTGAATTCGCAGCTATAGTTATAGCTCAAGCGAATCCTTCTCGCCAGAAGATCACCTTCCATAACCCTGGTCCTAATGACATCTTCATCGCTCCAAGCTTTGTCCAAAACGTCCTCGGTGCCGCCACAGCCACACCCTCCAATGTCGCCTTGGCTCCATCCAATGCAGCCCTTGGCGGCTGCTGGCGTGTCTATGGCAATGGTGGGGTCCTTGCTATTGAAGGTGAATGTCAAGGTGCATGGCAGGCCTTTGCTGTAAGCGCTGCGGGAGCCACCAATCCATTAACGGTGATGGAGTCCAACGTCTGATGAAACGCGCCCTCCTAGCCTTAGCCCTTCTCTCTACCCTTGCCCTTGGTCCATCTGAGGCGCAGAACACCACTTGTTCAGACCGCCCTAACGGTGATATTTCTAACGCTTGTGCCAACACCCGCTTCGTCCATAACAACGGTGGAGGGGGTGGCGGAACACCTGGAGGCCTCAACCTCCAAGTTCAATACAACAATGTTGGTGCCTTTGGTGGCCTAACCGACGCTCAGCTAACCGCCAAGATCATAGCCTTTACTTCCGTCCTCTCTGGCGCTGCCCCTGCTTCCGGCGGTGGAATCTTCAACTTCCTCCGAGCCGATGGCACTTGGGCCCCACCCGGTAGCGGTTCGACCATCGTAGGTACCATAATCCCCTGGGCTGGGGCAACAGTCCCACCGAAGTATCTCTTAGCCTATGGTCAAGCAGTCAGTCGAGCGACCTATCCAGACTTACTAACGGTCATAACATTTCAGCCAAGCATCACCTGCACCAGCGGATCGCCTACCTTCACTGTAGCAACAGCCACAAGCGATCGAGTCCCGATCGGCGCCGCAGTAGAGGCCTCAGCCTGCTTCACTGCCGGTAAGACGGTGATATCAAAAGCGTCTGGGTCCTTGACCCTAAGCGGTAATGCAATCGCCAGCACCACTACCACCGCGCGAATCTTACCTTGGGGTGGTGGTGACGGCTCCACTACCTTCAACCTCCCCAATCTCCAAGGTCGTGCTCCGCTCGGCCGAGATAATATGAGTGGTGGTAATTCAGGCACAATAACATTACAATATTATGGAGCTAATCCAGATGCAATTAGCGCATATGGTGGTGGACAGGGGATAACATTACAACAGGCCAATTTGCCTGCTATAACTCTATCCACTAATATCTTTGACGGTGGCCATGCGCATACAATAACTGGCAGTGTATCCAATGCAGGTAACGCTGGTGCATTAGGTCAATTCATATCGCAGATAGGTACAGCTGGTTCTGGAGTAACCCTTGGGTCTACTACAACAAATCAATCGGGCATCACTGCGAACACCCCACTTGGTGGCGGTAATGCCCCGTTTACTACAATTCAACCATCCGTAACCGTCGACTATATCATAAAAGTCCTGGCTGATGATATCCAAGTTGGTGGTGGTATCACAGTTGGATCAACCGTTATTAACAACGGTTCTACTACCAATATCCTCTACAACAATGCTGGCGTCCTTGGCGAATACGCTCTCGCCACTGCTGCTCAATATCTCGCTGGAACGTCAGGCAAGATTGTCCAAGCTGGGGTCATTTATCAAGCCGAAACCACAACCACCTACGGAACCACTACCACTTTCGACTTCTCTACTTTCATTAACACTAAAGTCACACTTACTGGAAACATTACCACTCAAACCTTAACCAATGTCATGGAAGGTAAGGCTGGAATGATTACCTTTATTCAAGATGGAACAGGCTCTCGAACCACTGTTTGGAATTCAATCTTCAAATTTGCTGGTGGAATCACACCAACTCTATCCACCACTGCCTCAGCGATTGATGTCCTAAACTATTCCTGTCGTACTACTACCTTCTGTGCTGCCTCATTAATGAAAGACGTGCGTTGATGTTTAAGCGAATTGCAGCATTAGTTATTGCAACCACACTGGCTATATGTGGTCCAGTGTGGGCCAATCTGCAAGGTACATATCAATGGCTAGGCGAGGCGGGAAGCTCTGATCCATTCTTTGGGTTTACTATCCTGATCTTGAACATGACCGGAGCCAATGGCTCTACAGTCTTCACTGATACCAGCTTCAAACATCGTGGCAATGCTACAGTCGTATCGGGTGCACAGGTAAGCACCGTAACTGCCCCGCCTAACGGAACTGGAGCGTTACTTCTTAATGGTCTTGGCGATTCACTTACGTACCCAAATAGTGCTGATTTTTCATTATCTGCCGCGAACTCTGATCAATATACTATCGAAGCCTTTGTTAACATCACCGCTTTTGGAACAGGTCAAAATCAAGTCATTTTTGGTTTTTCCGATACAATTGGTTCTTTTAGTTGGAATATGTATTTTCCATCTATGGGTGGCGAGTTTACTTTTTTCTTTTCACCTGATGGAAGTTCGGTTACTAATATAACTAGTAGCGGCGCCGGGATTACTACCGGAATTTGGTATTATCTGGCTGTCGATAAAGACGCTACTGGTAAGATTCGCCTATATAGAAATACAGCTATGGTAGGAAGTGCTACTCCAGCTAATAGTGTAATGTTCTCACCTGCACTTATTAACTTTGGAATAGGAGCCGCCTCTGGGAATAATTCCTTCTTAGACGGCCGACTCGTGGTTCGTATAACTAAAGGCATCGCTCGTTGTGCTAACGACGCCGGTTGTCCTGTTCCTTTAGTTCCATTTCCAACAGATTGAAAGGAAAGTCCAATGCCCTCTAAATCCGCAAAACAAGCTCGCACAATGGCTGCCGCAGCGCATAATCCTGCATTTGCCAAGAAGGTTGGAATTCCAACCAAGGTCGCCAAGGAATTCAATCGAGCCGACACCGGCAAGGGCACGATCAAGCCCAAGAAGGGCAAGTAATGCCTGAGCCTACCGACCGAGACATCTTTGAACGCATCGCTCGAGAACTTAAGGATATTCGGGAATTAACCTCTTTCATGGTTAATGCTATTCGAGATGCCGAGTCCGAAATCCCAGAGAAGATGCGTAGGTTTATCATGTACATGCATGATGTACATGACATCATCAATCTCTACCACGAAAACGGTCACCCTCCGCCCCAACACGTCCTTAGAGAAATGGAGCGTTGTGATGATCGTTATCGACAAATCCTTGACGAGATGCATAAAGACGGTGGGACATTTGAAAAGGTCCGTCGTGAGATGGCTAAAGACCCACTAAACCGTTGGGATCATACCCGTCAACTAGCCAAACCAAAGGAGACTAGCGAATGAAACAAGGATCAGGACACTCTTCCGACTCGGCACAAAAGCGAGAGCCCATTCCCCATGCCATCGATCCCGGTGGCGCTGCACAGCTTGGCGTAGCTGTGGTTAATAATCCAACGCCGTTAGAAGCTGGCCGGGGCTTCACCGCTCCACAGCCAGTCGCCACCACCATCCATCACTGCGGATCACAAGGAAACCACAAATGAGCATTGATCTAGGACGCACAAAACTCCTTCTTGACGTGGTTCATGCTGCTGCTGCGGCTGGGCCAGGGTATAATAACTTAATGGGCATAGCTGTGGCAGAGCTTAAGGCCATGGATGATGAAGCTGCGAAGGAGATTGCCAAGGCCAAGGTCGAGGCAGATAAGAAAGCTGCCACTGAAGCTGCTGCAAAGGCGAAGGTCGAGGCTGAGAAGGCAAAGGCTGATGAGGCTAAGGGCAAAGATGAAGAATCCAATCTAGTACCCGCTGGTGATGTAGGGAGGAAAATCTAATGTCTGACATCCTATCCGAATATGGCCAAGACTCTGGTGCTGGCCAGGCTCCTAGAGCCACCAACGGTGGTCACTGTGAACCGAAGCCGATTCCGTACTCCCCACCTCAAGGTCCAACAGGCCAGATGCGTCAAGGGCCAGGACTAGGTGGAACCAACCACGGCTGTTGTGGTACACAAGGTAAGCACTGATGACCACCAAAACCGACATCGTCAACCTTGCTCTGCAAGCCTTTGGCTCGCGAACCACTGTGACCGATGCGGAACTCTTGGCAAATGGTACCAACGAAGCGATACAGGCTAACCTGACTTACGAAAACACTCGGGATAGCCTGCTTCGTATGGCCCCATGGGACTTTGCCACTGCGACCTTGAATATGTCCCTAATCTCTGCTATCCCTGGCACTCCAGAGAATACTTCTCCTGCTACCAATCTCTGGCAGCCCGGTCAGCCTCCCCCGCCTTGGGCTTATGAATATCAATACCCTGCTGATTGCCTACGAGCCTTGTGGATCATACCATCA